GTAACTCTCAAGTTGCATCGTTTGTAAAAAAGTTAAGCGCACTGACTGCGCGTGTCGAAGACATTGTCGATGACCGTTGGTCTTTACCCGCCGACCACCCAAACGCTATACCGCAGGAAATAAAAGACCTCATCCTGAGCACTGCTTCAGTAGACCCTGACACTGGAGAGGTCAGCTACGACTTCTTTACACCAACCGAGATGGTTGCGTACGGCTTGTCACACGAAGGAGTGCAGGAGTTCCTACAAACAATTCCGGGCATATACAAACTAAAGAACGAGCAAAAGCCAACTGCTTGGAGTAGTTTCATACGCCTGTTTGCTGACTTCTTTAAGATTTCTCCAGACAACATAAATGCCCTAAGCGACCTGATGTTGATTTCCGAGAAGATACTTGGCGGACTTGGCGGACTGAAAGCTACGGGTGAATTTGCTGAGACGGGTAAACGCTCGCTCTCGGTTATGCCCAAAACTGAGGCGGAAAAAGAAGCCGAAGCAGCGCAAAAACAAATTAGGAAAGCCGTTGCCGATGCGCTTGCTAAGACAGAGCGCTCACGCACTACACAGGAACTTGGTGACTCAATTGGTTTGCTGCACGCAGTAAAAGACCCTAAGCAAATCATTCCTATCGTCAAAGAAGCGTTTGAGTTTGCAGACGACAAGACTAAGACTGTACTTGCTGGTATACCTACATTTGATTTCCTTGCCGAGTGGACAAAAGATACCGTACCCGAACTCAAAAACACTAACAAATTGTTAGGGGAGATGGGCGGTATGTCTCAAAGCCTACTGGCTAAAGTTGGCGAGATGTCTGAGACCGTATTAGATGCGTACAAGAAAGATCGGACACTTAGGAAAAAACTAGAAAATGTGGTTTATACCTCTACCGTAGCCGAGATAGACCCATCCGACCCTAACGCAGCTAAGAGCGATCCAGAGTTAACTCGTATGTATAACGAGCTAGGTGCGGACGGCCAACGTATCTACAAAATGCTCAAGTACTACTATCAGAATATGACGGACTACTACTCCGATCTGTTGGATAAACAAGTTGAGCATTTAAATATCGCCGATGCGGACAAGAAAAACCTGCTTAGCGTTATCCGTACTCTTTATGAAGGTCAGGAAAAAATTGCACCGTACTTCCCGTTAGTGCGCCGTGGTGACTTCTGGCTGTCTGTCGGCGAGGGTAAAAAGAAACAATTCTTAATGTTTGAGTCCAAGCGCCAGCGTGATAGGGTTGCTAAATCAATCGCAGCTTCAAAGAATCAAACGCTTAGAGAAGCCTTAGATACTAAAGAGGTACGCATAGGTAACGACATCACAAAACTACGTGAGGCTTCCAAAGAGCAGAGCACGTTATTACGTCAAATCTTTAATGCTATTGATTCGTCCGACCTAACAGACGTCGATTCGCGTGAAGAGTTGAAGGATGCTATCTATCAAATATATCTGCAGGCTATGCCTGAGCAGTCGTTCCGTAATCAGTTTATCCATCGTAAAGGCATCGAAGGCTTTAGCACCGACCTGCTGCGTAACATAAACACTACGGGCGCAAAGATGTCTGTTCAGCTTGCCCGTATTAAGTATGCCCCTATGCTGCGTAATTCGCTGTCTCAGGCAAAAAGTTCTATACGGCCAACCCCAGAGTACAACCCATTCGTTCAATCGGCTGAGAATCGAGTGAATGCAGTGTTGTCTGCGGGACGTAGAGGTGACACAGTAGATCAGGTTCTTGATGGGCTTGCTGGTACTGCTAACAAACTATCTTTCTTCTTCTATTTGTCGGGCGCATCGTCTGGTCTGATTCAGCCTTTTAGCGTATACATTACTGGCCTGCCTGTCCTCACAGCAAATCATGGTGCTGGCGCGGCAAAAGAGTTAGCCAAGATGGTTACGTATATGAACCAATATGGTGTCGTGCGCCAAAATGCCGACGGCACTAAATCTTACGTAGCTCCAAGCATTGCTAACAACAAGGACTTATCGCCCGACGAGCGCAGGGCTGTCCAAATGATGACGCAAAGAGGCGTTACTACATCTAGCTACGCATCAGAAGTGTTTGGGTATAAGTCAACGCCGACTGAAAGCCTTTACTTTGACCCTCAACGTGGCGTAATTGACAACATTCCTGTGGCATACGGTAAAACTAAACGCCTTGGAGCTGTACTTGTCGGTGGTTTGATGCACAACATGGAGCGTTTATCTCGTGAGGCAATCTATCTTGCTTCGTTTCGTTTGGGTATGGAGAAGCACGGAGACTTTGATCGTGCGGTAGAGCAAGCGGTAGCAGATACAAATGAATGTCTTGGTAACTATGACATGGCTAACCGTCCCATTCTTATGCAGAAGTCTGGTGGAAAGATTCTGTTGCAGTTCCAAATGTTCCCCCTGCACACCTATCTACTGCTCCTGACTAACTTCAAGCGTATGCTGCCGCTACTCAATAAAGAAGGTAAACGCGAAGCAGCAATTAAGTTCTTTGGTATCTTAGGTACTACTGCTTCTGTCGCAGGTATAACAGGCGTGCCTTTCTACGGCGCGGTTATGGGTTTACTTGGCTGGGCATGGAAAGAGTTTGGTAAAGACCCAGATTGGCCAGAAGACCTCAAATCAATCAACTTTGATCTATGGTTCCGCACTAAGTTCCTACCCGAGCAGCTAGGCACTGGGGCAGCGCTTCTTGTAGAGCACGGCCCGCTCAACAAACTAACTGGGTTAGATTTCGCTTCTAAATTAAGCCTCGATGCACCTTGGGGCCGTGATACCAAAGAAACAAAGACTGCTAGAGAAAGCGTAACTGCTTGGGCTATGAGTCATGGTGGTCCAACTGCAAGTATGATTTTGAGCCTTGCCGACGCTTACGATGCTTGGAAGCTTGGGGATACTAAGAAAGCTGCAGAGAAGTTAGCCCCGGCAATTTTGCGCAATAAACTCATATATGACCGTATGAAGGAAGAAGGTATCAAAGATTACCGTGGCGCACAAATCATGCACCCTGACTCCATTAAAACTGGAGAGCTGTGGGGGCAGGCAATCGGCTTCCGTCCGGCCATAAGCGCGGATGTACTAGAGAAAAACTTTAAGTTTGCCTCAATTGAAAACCGTATCGAGAACGAACGCAACCAAATTTTGAAGCGAATGGACATAGCCCTACGCAATAAAAACTTCGAGAACTATAGAGAAGCTCATAACGATATGAAAGAGTTCAACAAGGGCTTTCCTTCATACCGCATCGAGCCTGATGATCTTGCAAACTCATTAGAGAAGAAGCAAGAAGCACGGGGCAAGTCATATGTTGGTGTTGTACCAACGGAGAAAAACATGGCTGTCTTTGGTAACGAGCTAGTTGAATCCCGTAAAGCAATACGCGAGCGCGAAAAAGAAACTGCGCAAAAGAAACGGGAAGTATCAGGCCGACTAGAACGACAATAAAAAATCCCCGCCGAAGCGGGGTAAGGGAGGGATGGAGCTAACATCCTGCAAAAATCAACGATAGTCTACATCAGGTTCGCCAAACGCGCAGCCCTTTGATGCCGTCTAGCAACACTACTTTTGTAACAATATCCATTTTTAATCTTTTAGCCACACGGTTGAGCTCTTCCCGTGCGGCCTTCTCATCTATGCATGGTACAAAGAAGCTGTACCCTTTGCGGAATATCTTCCACTAAATCTGATACGACACTGTCTCGATCTTCATCTGCAGTCATTGTGTCTAGTTGTAGGTACTCGGATTTGCCTGCGTCGAACTTCAACGTGCGTACGACTGGCGACGATAGCTTCATGCCTTTAGACATACGCTTGTTAACAGCCTCTAGCAAGATTTGCTGGTCGGTCAAAGTTTTGAGCAGACTCTTGTAGTTAATTTGTTGTTTGACGCAGAACTCTTTGAATTGTTTTGCAGCTATGTACAGATGCTTGTTGTCTGGCTCGTAGCGTATCAGTAGCTCTCCACGCGGCTCCATGCCCGGAAGTGTCTGCATATTTGTTCGTGCATCGACTTCACCGTTAACAACCAACGTGTTCATTGCTAAGTGAGCGTTCACAAACTCACCAAGGGCTGTAATAGGGTTCTCGCTTGGTGGCTTCACATCGAGGCGCATCTCAGACAACATCTTTTTCATCCAGCGATAGATAGCACCCATGTCGTAGTCGTGCAAGCCAAGTTGCTTAGCAATCAAACCGCCAGTAATGATAGTGGCGCATACTGCCGACCAGAACCGTTCACGCGATGTGAACTGAACTTCTTTGTCAATCTTGGCTTGAATCATTTTGTAGTCAGCCTTAGCCGATTCCAAGTTGTTGACCAACCAACTGAGATAGATTTCTCCTGCGTGACCGTAGTTCTCATTGAGTTGATGGTCAAACATCTCCTTGCCATAAGCCATGCCGATTATGTCGTTGGGCTCAATTTTGTACTCCAGTAAGCGCACTGACTCGCCGTCTGGTGTGTTCTTGAATATCTGCAACTTTTCATGGAACGCGGCATTAGCCGATGCCAAGGTCATGTTCTGCCAAGAGGTGTTGTTGACGCGCAGTGCGTTCTCTGAGCCTTTGACGCGGTGTTTGCCTCGGCCTTGACTGATGCCGTATGCCAAGTCGGAGAACTCCTTGGGCAGCATGTTGGTGATCTCGTCAATCGTGTTGGGTAGGTTGTTCATCACACCCAGTTGTTGCATCTTGGCGTTTAACGTATCTTTTTCGATCGCCATCATTTCGTAAGGCATACCATATACGCTATTACACATGCGCAGAATGGTTGATTTTCCTGATCCGGCCTGCTCGTAAATTACGTTGATGATTGCGCCCTTCAAGCCTGTGAACTTAAACAACGGGGCACCGAATGCCGTAAGAGCAGCAAACGCGTGGGGCTCCATGCCCGGTTTTGCATACAGATTAAATACTTCTTTCCATTTATCAAAATCGCCTTTGGCGTGAATCTTTTCAGCAAAGAAGTCTGTTGTTGATGACGGCGGGCTATAGAACGTCCCATCCTTGGTGATCTCTTTGTCACCCATAATAAATTTACTGTCTCCGTCTACCCATCCGAATTGTGTTCTCATTAGCTCTGCTTTCTTTGTGTACTGTAAGTTTTTGACTGATGTAACGACATACGTGGCAAGGTTTTCATACTGCTTGTGGTGTGCCATCACTCCCTGTTGTGCAAGTTGCTTGCGCAGCTCGTCTTTAGAAGATATGGATGCCGTCGTAATAGCAAACTCTTTCATACCGTCGTGCGGTAGGTGATGCCTAAACAGCGCCATCTCTCCTAGCTCTTTGTCCCGCATCCGCTTAATCACATACAGATCATGTTCGTAGACTAGCTTTGGCTCGCCTTCTTCATCATCTTGTTGTGGCCTTACATAGATGCCACCTTTCTTCCCACGAAAAAATGGGAATGGGTACTCAGGTATTTGGTGCTTTGTAACACCTACTTCTGTTTCAACTTCAACTTTGTTATCTTCTTCGGTGGCTTGCTCAATCTCCACACCTAAAACAATAGGCGACTTGAACTTGCCTCGGTGTGGGCAACCCTCACAACCTCCGGGATTTCGCTCCTCAAATGTGTCGCAGTGGTGTGGCCCACCGTTCTTTCTTATATTTCTTAATTTCCCGTTAACCTCTGCAGGGTCATACTCGGGATGGTTCTCTGACATTTTGTGGGGAGCTTTGTCTCCATCTACGCAGAACGCAGGGATAGATAACGCGGACATCCACAGTGGCTCGCTAAGGTCTTTTTGATTCTCATAGCAGTAGTTGAGTTGAGCACAGCCCTTCTCGCCTAACACCATGATGGTCTTGAACTTCTTGACCTTATTGCCCATCAATGCTTCCATCATTGGGCTCATCGCTCTCGGTACAAAGTCGGGTTCTTCTACTGGGTCAGGTGCACCGAGTAGTTCTTTGTAGGCTTCGTACGATAGCGGTTTGGTGTGCTCGTTTAAAACAAAAACAGGTTTAGGATCATTCTTGTTTTTAAAGTTAGCCGAGTTCATCGGGCGCAGAATACGTGAGGCTTCGAAGACGTGTGGGTCAACGATTAGTCCGTGTTCTTTGCACAATGCTTTTAGTCGCTTAGCTAACGGCGTCCACTCTTGACGAGTAAGCGTGCGGTCAAGCAACCAGTAGGCGTGAATCCCGTTGCCGGAGTTCACCAGTATGGGTCTATGCAGTCCAGTGGTTTTGCAGAACTTTTGTAGCTCTGCTATTCCGGTCTCTTGATCTAGATAGCCTTCAATCTTTCCTTTTTCATTAGGTACGCCCTTGGTAGGGCCGCAATCAATATCCATCCACAAAGAGCGGAAGTATTGAGCGTTACCGTGAGTCCTGTCGTTTGTCGGTCCAAATTTAGCGCATCCAAAGAACGCGTCAATCTTCTTACCTACAAACTCTTGAATGATTGTTTCAGCTTCTTCTCTAGTATCTACAAACCTTTGATCTGGAAACGTGCCTCCCCCGAACACACAGTATCTACCCTCTGGAGGTAGTACCGCATTGAGTAGGTCAAATGCCATTTTTGTATTCGTGCTTTAAGGTCGCGGTGTATTCTTTGATTGACTCAATGATTCGTTTGTTAGGGGTTACGCGCCCCTCGAACCAGTTGTAAACAGTCTGTCGGCTGACGTCGAATTTCCATGCAACGATAGAAACTGCAACGCCAGCCTTAATACAGATACGACCTAAAGCTACACCCACATGTTTTGAATCAGCGGATTTATTCGCCAACATCAAATTTAAGCTGTAGCCTGCCACGCTTACTCCTCGTCAGTCCAAGCAGCAACTACTGAGTCCAAGCTCTTCTTGGGTGTAGGTGTCGGTGCTTCGGTCTTCTTAGACTCGCGCTTCTTTGGCTCCTCGACTGCATCGTCCTCAGTCACAGGGATTGCCTTTACTACGGGCTTAGGTGCCTCAAGTTTAGGTTTGCCTGCAACGTCGGCTTGGTATGGAGTCATGATGACCATCTTCTGCACTTCGGGCTTAGCCGCAACCTTGCTAGTCACTGCGTATTCACCTTTGTTGATGAAGCGAGTCGGCGTAAACAGAATAGACTGGTTGTCGTTGTCTTCGTTGAAGCTCAACTGTGTAACAACATAGTCCAAGCTCTTGCCATTGTTAGCCAAGTACTTGGTGTAGCTCTCGAATGGATGCGTATTGTCGCCAACGCTGTCACCAAATAAAGACTTAGATGCCAAGTTCATTTGATAGACCTCACCCTCGAGTGAAGAACCAAAGTCCTCTTCCAACACCACGGCAATACGACGTGAGTAACGGCAAGCCTTAGAGTTACCTTGACCCGAGCCCTTGATGTTTTGTTGGCATGAGTCACAGCGTTCTGCTTGTGGACTTGCTGAACTCTCATCAGGTGATTGACCATTGTTTGAGAAACAATCCGGTGCAGATGGCTCTGCTTCGGGTGTCCACTGCTTAGCGTAGAAGATACGACCAACCTTGGGAGATGCGCTCACAACGATAACATTGAGGTTACCCTTGACCTTGCCCATCTCTTCACCGCCGACCGTCTTACGGAAGATTCCGTTCTTCGGCACGATGCGCTTTACGCCAGCGGTTGTACGACCAGCTAATTGTTTTGTAAGCTCACTAACTCCTGCTGTTTGCAAAAAGTCGGGGAGGTCTTGGTTTAAAAGTGTTAAGTCACTCATCTCATTTTTCCTTTGAACGTCTAACTACCACGGTGAATTCGTTTTCGACATTGAGTCCTTTCGGGTAAATGTCTGGATTCTCTGCAAGAAACTCTTTCATGTGTGTCTGATGAAGTCTCTTCTCTAACAGGCCAAAGTCACCAACTTCTTCGATGAAGGTGTACATAGAATCCCAATCGTTTGTCCAGTACCGTGATTTAACTGTACGAACGATCGTGCCATGTGGGGTGCGTATGCTATCAGCACCTTGCTCTTTGCAGGTCTCTAGCATTTGTTGTTCGAGCACTTCGAGTTGTTCTTCTAACTCTGCGTGGTCGGCTTTGTATTTTGCGGTGAGTGCATCACGCGCATCACGAATCTTTATGTAAATCATCGTGAGTTTGTCGAGTGGTATCTCGGGTCGAACGGGGGTGACTTCGTCCTGAACTTCTGCGTCCATCGTTAGCTCCATTTTGTTTTTGGTTGGTCAGTATATCACAACATTTGACATTGTCAAGTACCTTCAGAAATTATTTCTTGTTTGTATAAGTCAATGATTTCGCTGTGGTTTGCTACGTTACCCCGTAGTAGGGAATACATCCTGCGCTCAACTTGACTACCACTGAGGTGCACGATAGTCATTGCATTAACTTGACCGGGTCTGTCAATGCGTGCGTTGGCTTGGAGGTATGTTTCTACACTAGTACACGGAGCGTACCAGATGATTGTGTCGGCGGCAGTTAGGGTTAGTCCGTGCGATGCGGCCTGAGGCTGAATGATTAGGACTTTTGGTTGCGGGTTGTTCTGGAAGTGCGTAACTATGTCTGTGCGCTTGTTGACGCTCACACTGCCGTTGATGACCTCGCAAGTTATGCCGTGTTTAGTTAGATACTTTTGTAGCAACTCAATCGTATGCGTGAACGGTACGAACACCAATACTTTATTGCTAGTCTCGTCTACAACCTCGTGCACCACCTTGAGTCGGCTTGACACATCAAACTCTAGAACCTCGCCCGTGTCGGTGTAAACCGCACCGCCTGATATCTGCAATAGCTTATTGATTTTTACTGCGGCGTTGACTGCGGAGATTTCTTCACCGTCTGCCTCAATCAACATCTCTTGTTTTAATTGCTTGTAGTACACCAACTGTTGTGGCGTCAGCGGGGCATCACGGTCTACAAAGATGACGGGCGGTAGGTCAAGACAGTCTTTCTTCTCAAACCTGATTGCGGGCTGTAGAGCCTTGTGCACAATGGTTTTAGCCTCGGGACGTGGCACCCAACGAAAGTCGCTCACCTTATACATGACTTGGTCTTTGAAGTGCGATACATATAGAGGGACAGCGTTGGGGTTAACCAACCTTGCCAATCCGTAAGCATCCACAGGAGACTGAGCCGCTGGTGTTCCGGTCAACATCCATAAACCCTTGATGACTTTCATCAGGTCACGTAGGTCTTTCCAACGCTCGGTCTTGTTGTTCTTGTAAGCGGACGCCTCATCTACGACAACTAAATCAAAGTTGCCATCCATGATTTCCTTCTTGACAATACCGACACCATCAAAGTTGATGATGACAAACTCATTGCCAGCGTTGACGATTTCCTTGCGCTTCTTTGCCGCCCCGTAAGCAACGGACACCGTACGGTGAATGGCAAACTTAAACAAGTCTTGTTGCCATGCGGACTTCATGATTGACAGCGGACAAATCACTAACACTCGTTTCACTAACCCTAACTGCATGAGGTAATCAACTGCCCATATGACTGATGCCGTTTTACCTGTGCCCTGCTCATTGAAGCAGAACGCTTTGCGGTTATTAACTAAAAACTCTGATGTTGTCTTCTGATGCTCGAACGGGGTGAACCCGTGGGGACGGGGCCACTCATACTCTGATAGTTTCATTTTTTCTTCGGCTTGTTCACCTTGACGGTGTGGTCTGAGTTACGGCTAAACGAACGGTTGGCGCTTGGGCTTTTCAGCTTCAAGTTACTAGGTGCGTTTGTGCCTCCTTTGCTAAGGGGAACCGAGTGGTCGATGTCTTTTCCGGCTCGGTCAATCCCTTTCTTGTCCATCTCGTTACGGGCGCGTTGGCGTTCCATGCGAGCGGGCAGTTCGCCACGGGCGACTTGTTGCTTATATTCCTTTTTGTAAGGGCGTGGTTTGTTCACGTAGGGCATTTGGGTTTCCTATGTTGTGGGTGTTAAGTTCTTCATGGGTCAAACCAAACTCCTCGGGAGTTGCCTCCCAAAGTGGTTTGCGCCCTTCATTTTCTACTACCTGTAACATTTTGCCAACTGCAATGCTGACCTCCAACATCATCTCGGCTTTGTACTTATTTAGTTCCTCATGGATGACTTTGCCCACCATGTTGACCACGACCCGCTCAACAATTTCGTTGCATCGTCGCTTTAGTTCTCCTTCAAGGATGAGGGCTGCGTCTAGTTGTTCGTTTTCCATATTAGCTCCTGTTGTATTCACATGTTTTCACTGCACAGAATTTGCACAGTGGGCCTTGTATAGGGTTCCACACCCCATTCTTTAGTGCTGCCTCGATACGGGCAACATCTTGTGCTGGTTTCTCTATGTACTTGGGCACCATCTCTGCGTGGTGGTCGGCACGAACAAACTCTTTACTAACTACGAATATTAGTCCAGAGCGGATTTTCTTGATATACGGAAACTTGGCGAATAGTCCACAGGCTACTAGGTCCAGTTGTTTCACATCCGCATATCTCGCACTCTTGCTTGTTTTGTAATCCAACGAGTAAGCTATCCCCGTCTTCTTGTTGATAATCACTAAGTCCGCCACCCCATGCCACCACACATTCGGCGCATCGAAATCGCAGGACTCTAAGGTTTCCGTCAACCCAAGTCTTACCTCGCATAACTTTTCTCCTTCTAATTTGTTAAGCACATCTAGTGTGCCCTGCATGTATTCAAATGCGGGAGGAATGGGCGTGCCATCCCTGATGTATTCCTCTGCCACAGTATGCGCAGACTTGCCGTACAACGTAGCTGTTGTGTCAGGCTCAACGATGTCTTTAAGTATCTTGGTGTGGTGATACTTGCGTGGACATTGCTGAAATGTCTTTAAGCTACTAAACGACCAAACGATACTCATTCTTGTTCCTCAGGTGGTAATCTAAATTCCCAAAATCCGTAGGCATCACCTCGGCTCCAACGAGTCCAAGAGAAGTGAACATCACGCGTTCTTTTGTTGATGTACTTCCACACGACTCTCATTTCTTATCCTTCATAGTGGCGTATATGTCTTGGTTTGTGTTGTTTTAATCGTTCGCGCAAAGTCCCTTCTTGTTTTATTTCTGCGTTGTACATAATTTCTAAAGCGTTAATCCAGTCTTCCAATAGGTTTAACTGGGTGTTACTGTCAGCAATAAAAAACTCCGAGGCCATCTTTACGCTACCTGTGCCTTCGCGTATGTTAAAGATAAGACCACCAACATTTATTGCGCGGCGATTACCTAAAGGTCGTAACTTAGTCATCTTTTATCCTTATATCTATCCCATAACTCCAACGCTAGTTTGCGCCATAGGGTTCGGGCTTCTCTGTATTCAGCACATCTTGGGCAATCGTGTGGCTCGTACATAGCACGTACCATCTCTTGCTTTACTTTGCTTCTACGCTCAATCTCGTTGAAGGCTTCATCTTCGGGTGTCATGAATTTTTCTCCTTTAACTTAGCTTCTACCGCTCTTGCCAACGCAACATAGTGTGGCTTCATACCAAACACAGCGTCTTGTATTTCTTCTATTTCTTCGGCTCGTAGCCCACGCCAAGGCTTCTTGTACTCTTGTATGTCGTCATCGTCTTCAACATTCTCCATAATTTCTCCCGTATCCTGCCTCACAGTTCAAAGGTAATTCTCGTGCCCACTTGGGGCGTAGCCGCATACATAACTCTACATATTCTTTAGCAGTCTCAACCTCGTGCTCCGGGGCAATCAGCGCAATCGCATCATGCACCGTCATTACTACTTTATATTTCTTAGCCACCATGAGCATCTGCTCACCGATGATGATTCGGGCTAATGCTTGGCAAACATTCTCAATCATCTTGCCACCATACATTCGGTTTGGTATAGTTTGCTTACCCTTCTTGGTGTCGTAGACAACCTCAACCTTTTTACCCCCCTCTTCGATATGCCGACGCATGTTGGGGTAGCGAATATACAAACCATTAGGTAGGCGAACACCATCCTCGCCATCAATCTCTAGCACACCATCTCGGCCTAGCGTATGGTGTTTGTTCTCAAGTATGGCTTCAAGTGCCTTGCTCGCATCTTCCCAGAGTTGCGTAATCTTAGGGTAAGTGTCTCGGTACGTGTCGATAATGCGCTTGGCCTCTTTGGTCTCAACTTGAACTCCAAAGTTCTTGAGTTGGGCTTGAAACTTTTGAGCCCCCATCCCATACCCAGCACCCAAAATCGTCGTCTTGCCAACAAACCTTTCGTCCTTTGAAATCTCATCAATATGCTTGCCATAAATAGCCGATGCCATGATTTTGTAAACGTCCTCGCCATCTTCAAATGCCTTTACTAAGTCGTCTTGTCCCGCCAACCACGCAAGTGTGCGTGCCTCAATCTGTGATGAATCTGAGTCAATCATCATGTAGCCTTGTGGGGCTTCGATGCAATACTTCAGCACTGACCCCCTCGGTAAGTTTTGTAGGTTTAGTTTGTCGTCTCCGCCCCACCGTCCAGTATGCGCCGCGTAATATCTAAGTGGGACGGGCATTGTGCCTCGCTTAGCAATACCAATGAATCGCTCTGTCCGTGTCTCCTCAATCGTAGACTTAGTGCCTAACCTTGCCATTGCTAAAGCCTGTACTGCGGGTTCTTCGTGTTCAAGTAATTTTTTGAACTCCTCGTCTGTCTTGGCGAAAGCATAGGTTTCCTTGCCAGTCGTAAGACTTTTCTTCATCGGTGGCTCAACGCCCAACTTACGAAGTAAATCGGCAAACTTTGGGTTACTCATCAAGTCATCACGGTTGTAGTTTGCCAATGCGTCACGCTTTTTCTTTACAACTTCTTCCAAATAACTATCTAACAGAATCGTATCTAAGCACAACACTGGTTCGGTGAACATGCGGATGGTCAAGTCAATTAAACGTAATTCCGCTGCGGGAAAACCGTTACTCATAAGCAAGAATATGGAGTAGGTAAGCTTAACGTCGTTCTTGCAATACTCACCGTAAGCGGCTAGATGCGTAGGGGTAAAGTCCTGACGCCGTAGGCCCTTAGCATCTTCAACCTCAGTGCCTTTCACGCCTACATCGTAGTGCGAGGCTAAGACTTTAAGACTACCGCCAACTTCTGTTCCATGTAACGCACGCCCCATCGAGAGCGTATCTAACCACCCCTTTGGCCTGACGCCGTAGACCCAGTTCAAAATTGCACCGTCAAACATAGCGTTGTGCGCGAGCGCAAGGGAATTCCCCCAATCATAGGAGGCTAGGAACTGGCATAGGGTCTCATGGTCGCCACTACACCATGCCGGTTCACCATCGTTTACCTGTACGGCAACACCTATAACTTCAAAATGCTGATCCCTTACGTATTCCTCAGTGGTCTGCTTGGCGAAACCTAGGTCGGCAGAGTAGTAGGTTTCAAAGTCGATTGTGAGGATGTTCATTTAAAAAGCCCTTTGAACCAAGGAGATGCCGTTGTGCCTGTACCGCCATTACTAAGGAGATGCTGTTGTGTAGCACTTGTTATCCCCGAGGTTGAGTCAATTTGTGCTAGATATGGGCTTATCACAGTGTTTCCAATCGCATATCGCCCGCTTTGTTGCGCCCTCTGACCTTGCGGTAACCAACCGCCCGCAACATCAGGTGATGGTGTTTGTTCTTCTTCCTTAAACAAGTCTTTCATAACCCTGTCGGTGAAATCCTGTTGGTGCATATCTTTAAATGCGTTTACCAGTGCATCCATGTCCTCTTGCTTGAGCAACGTCATGTAGTAGTGATTGCCTTGCTTCAGCAGGTAGTTTTGCATTTCTTCTGTTATCCAGTAGAACCTCCCCCGCTTCATGCCCTGTGGAATCGGGTGCATCTGAAAGTCCTCGGGGTTTGTCTTCATCCGCTCGATTAAAACTTTTACGCCTTCGTTCATTTCATAGCCTCCAACATCATCTCCAATACATCTATGTTTTCTTCAGTAATCACAAGCGTCAAACCACCCGCTTTCTCGATTTCTCGTAGGTTCTTTTCTTGTAGTGCAGTAGTCTTGCCTTTACCCGCCTTGGCTTCTATCGCTAAGAACTTGCCGTTCACGCAACATAGAAAGTCGGGCACACCACTATTGCCTAACCCTGTGCCAATCGGCATAGCGTAGTAAGCCCCGTGTGCTTTAAGGATTGCTTTGATTTTGGCCTTGACCTTGGCCTCAGGAGTTTGTGCCATCTAACCCTCGAATTTGTTTTCAAGCGGTCAGTATAACACCATGATTTGACTTTGTCAACTACGGGCGTAAAAAAGCCACCCGTAGGTGGCTAGGATTTACCCTAACAAATGTTAGGTTGGGGGGCTGATAGATTACGTGCCCCCCGTCACGCTTAAGGTTCAAGCAGAGCAAAAATCTTAAGGGGGACTCTGCTTGAGAAAGACACCGTCACATCTATCGGCTAGGTCATCCTCCAATTATGCTTACCCCCTTAGATTAGTTTAACTTTTCAATGGCTCGGCTGAGATACCACTGTGCCTTCTTCAAGTCTTCCAACTTGTTGCCCTTGTGGTCAGCGCGTGTTATGTATTTCACAACATTGCCAAGGTGATAGCCTAACTCTTTTGCCTCGATGAAGTCGATAGTCTCGATGCCCCCATGCTTGTAGTGCGGAGGATGATTGACCATGTCGGTGTGATGCGTTTCCACAATGTCTGCGCCTTTCATGAGACGCCTACCTGTAATCGGATGACGTCGGTCACGCCCTCTCGTCAATTCGTAAACCCTCTTGGCATACTCCTCCGTTGATACCCCTAACTTATTAGCGATGGCTGCCTGAGTTGCGGTGATGATGACGGGCTTCTTCTCCTTGCGTATCTGATATGTAATCTGATACACGGACTTGAGCGGGATGCCATAAAGTTCCGCAATCTTACTCGGTGTTGCTTCGGGATTCTCTGCTATATAAGCACGAATCTGTGCGGTCTTAGTTTTGCTTCTGCGTTTCTTTCTCGTAACCATGTGTTAACTCCTGTTAGTTTGTTGTTTAACGAATTCAGTAAGAACTTCCCTCATCTTGGCTTGCTTTGTATACGCATAGTTGGTGTTGAAAAAATCCATCACCTCTATTGGTAGACGCAGGCTCGTGCAGTAGAGTGCGGGCTTCTTACCAAGACCCCTACCCTTGCGTTTTGTTATTGGTTTTAACTCTTCAATTCCTGTTGTCATATTAGTGCATCCTCATACTGATAGTTTTTCATCTTAGTAAATTTTCGCTTTACTTTTTCTAACACTTTTGGGTCGGCTCGCTCGAATGGATTCCAGTCGTTTGTGGTTATTCGCAAGATGAGTTCTTCGTTCTTCGTCAATTTCCTCTTGCGGGATAGCGACTTCTTTGGTTGTGAATCTATGTTCGTTTGCACATTCTCTCCTTCGTATATGCCCAAATGTGGGCGATGTTGTTGTTTGTTTGACTAGTGTCCATGCACCGCATGTCGGGCACTTCATTCTTCCCTCGCCTTTATCATTGCGTCTGCTAACTCATATGCTTTTGTTGCAATCTTCTCAAAAGAACCTAAACTCCAAGAGCCCCCCATTAGTCCTTGCATAGCATAGGTAGCAAAGAAGTCACGCAATGTAATTGCAGAAATCATTTCGTGCTCTTTCATATATCCTCCCTACATACCCATACGATTGCTACACCTACTAGCACAACGATAATTGCGCCTAGCCCCATCAACACTACTGCCCATGCGATTGTTTCTAACATAGCCAACTCCATACGATTACTGCCACCATACCTACTACTGCTATCAATGCAAGTAGAACTGAGAAGTCGCTATGCCCTTTATATGGGCCCTCTACTGTTAGGTATGGCTCAGTAACTCTAAGAGTTCGGGAAAAGATTTCTGTTGTTTGGTTGTTATCTAACATTTGTTAGTTCCTTTCTGTTAAGACTACAAAGATTTCATCATTGATACGACACCCCACGCTAGATATGAAGTGCTCTGCTTCAACTAACTTCAACATACCCAACTTCCCCCTCATCTCAACGGGGAGCGTATTATCATCGTAAATCTGAACATCTTGTCCAATCTTCACCATGTATTTACCCTCATCTTTGATGATTAGGGCTGTGTGTTCACTACCAAACTTATCCTTGACTGATTCAATAGTTAGCATGTCATCTTTGAACTTCCTAGTTTGCTCCATCTTCGCTAGTATGGGCTTCCTCTCATGTTCAGGTAGTCCGTTCACATGCGCCAAGAATATAGGAAAGCCAGTTCCCATGATGAACTTAACTGCAAGACTCTCGGTCTCTCGCTCGGAATAGCGATGGTCTCTCTGCTTGTCGTAGGCTTGGTTGGTCATTACTTGCTTCGCTTGCTCGAACGCCTTCTCAATACGCTCGTTGGGCTTGAGACGAAAGAACATCTTTTTCGCCATGAGGATAGCCTTGTCTACATCCGACGTGCGGTATGAGGATGTGCGTTCTCTAGCATTACTAATGCGGTCGTTGGTTAGCGAGAGTTTGTAGTCCCCTCGGTAATACTGCCTACCGATTTTGCCAATAGTCTCACCACCATCAATCACACTGAACGCTACGGGTTTGTGCCCACTCAGGGTATCGGTAACGACGAACCGCCACAATGGGTTCGCCATCGCTAGATTCATTACCAATCTGCACATATCGTTAGGCGGGTCGCCTATCGTCTCCTCACCCAACTTCTTGGATACATCGGGATGTATCTCAACATTGCTCAACGCAAATAGATTCATACTTACTGCTTGTGATTCACTCATCTAATACTCCTAACATTTGTTACCTATTACCAATCGAACTTACCCAAGATAGCATCTACCTTGGACTTCAATGCGCTTCGTGAGTCTGCATCTTCTTTGATACGCTCAATGTCCGCACCTAACATAGTCAACTCCAACTGACGTCGTGCTTCCTCCAACTTGGGGTCGTTGGTCACATTCAGTTTAGTTAGCAGTCCACACAACTCTATGGGGTTAGAGATAAGTGTGTCGTGGTAACGCTTCTTGGAGTCATCACCCTCAATATCAGTCAACTTCTCCGACATTCCCACTAGCGTCTTATGCAGACGCTCCCACGGCTCACGCATAGCCTCGGCTAACTTAGTCTCGTGTTGCTTCTCGAACTCGGCTCGCATCTCATCCAAGTCATACGCAGGTATGTCTAGTCGGAAGTCACCCGCCTCAGGCACGGGTTTGACTGTGCGTCTGAATCCGAACTTCAATCTAACATCTGTTAGGTCGGGGTAGTCCTCTGCTTTATACATAGTGCCTAGGTTAGTAGGTGCTTCTGCGACAAGACGCGGATACTCAATGTAGAAGTTGTTGCACATCATGTTGAATGTCTGCTCAAATCCATTCATGGTCTGCTTGTATTCCATGAACAACTTGGTCGGCAACATACGCTCACCCTTGTCTGCCCAAGGCAATGTATGCTTGTTGTGATACAGACGAACACGGGCGGCGAAGTCTGATATGTCTTTGCGTAGGCTAGTGCCTGCAAATA